GCCAAATAGTTCTCAACCTCCATAATTTGATCTTCCGTCAGATCATAGCGCAATGCCAAAGCCCTATATATTGGCTTGACCTTCCCGATAACACGCTCGCCTCTTGGATTCCAGTCGAAATTTGCCATCTGTTGTGGCTGACCTGAAATGGTGCCTTGGAGTGTTTTGAGGGCTGTCCGTAATAATGGGCAAGTGGGGCCAATTGTGAGACCAATGCAAATACCTTTGGCAACAGCCATAGGCTGTGGTTCCAGAGGTTTGATCATCAGTGTCTTCATCAGCACCCGACCGACCTTTGGTGTCCACACGCACTTGATTTCTCCATTTATATCGTGCGCTGCGAACCACCCCGAACAGAATTCCGCCTTGCATGCATCTTTTAATTCATAAAATTTAGTTTCTGGTTTCATGCCGGCGTCCTCAATGTGCTTCACCAACCCTGCTGTCGATGAGCCCATCTTCTTCCACAAAGCTCCCGAGACGACCAAAAGATTATCATCACCAAGAACAGCACATCTCATGTGTTCTCGTGGATCCATGGCCATCTCCCCGTGCAAGTAGGACAAATGTGTTTGTCCATTCACCACCGAATTCCCAGCTGATGTGTCTGGTACGGCTGATGCGCGTCCTGCGGTGCGCTTCCATTTCAACCCTGTCCTCGTCGAGCCTTTCTGTATTTTCTGCATTCTAAAGATGTCAGCTTGGCTCTTCTCCGCCCCCATGTGCTCATAAAACAAGCATTGCTCTTCCATTGCTTGTTCGTGTACACGCGCTTCAAACTCTGCAAAATCCGTCTCTATAATAACGGGGTCAACTAAATCGGTACAAGCTCGGCTAAACCACTCGCCTAACTCTGTGGCCGTAGCCCCAGAAGTATAGTAAATGAAATGGTTCTTATTCCAAACTTTCTTCAACTTAGCCCCTAAAGAATAGGCGATCGGCGCAGCCCTCACCAGATAATGATTATTCGTTGCGAATATCAATCGTGGTTTGGGGTCCAATCCCTTAGCAGGATATGCTTCATCCTTCACAAATGGTTCTATTGTGAATTTGCATAAACTCGGATCTGCTTTTAGTTCATTGAAAGCCTTTTTCAACACTGCCACCCTGGCTTTGTCATCCTTGCGGTTGCACACCTTAATCCACTCCGGGAATTGAATCACTCTCAATTCGGATTTAGGCATCCATATCTCCCACAAGTTGCGCCATTTGGAAACATTGTCATAAACATGGGTCTCCACTCCTTGGAGGCACCTCTTGTTTAAAGCCATCAATTTCGTCGCGTCATCATTCGCACATGTGACTGGTATGATGTGCTCGTATGTCACCAGAGGAACGCGTCCAGCGCATTCCTTCATATGATGTACATCCGGCATTTGTGAAATACTTCCCACCTTGGGTGGTGGTATTTGTTCTGGATCTGCAGAATATTTTGAAGGCGGTCCACCCCGCTTCCACACTCGTGGTAATATTCTTAGCAGCCAAAACAAACAGCATCCTAAGTATATAATCATTGTTGGTGCAAGCTTCAGCTTGAGCTCGCCTTTCAACAACCCGACCACTAAGGCCGAGATCATCATGCCCAGTGTATTCATCAGCCATTGAGTGCTTTGCTTCAATCCTTGCAAGGCGTGCGCAGTTTCCCAGAACCACGCAAACCAAACGTAAACATCACACCATTGTTTGTGTAATGCGAATCTCCGCGTCCACCGACTCAAATGACCGTGGGCCTCGATTTCCGTGTCAAGAGTATTGGTGAAGGCAAGTGCTGCACAGTGTAGCACCACAAGCCATTGGTTGGAACAGTTGTAATTGATCTTCCCTACCTTCCCTTTCAGGTTGGTCAGCAAAGCATCCCAATTCTTCTTATTCCTTTCCTTCCCTACCACCCAGAGGCAAGCTTCACTGTACAATGTATGTGGTACAATGACCTGCTTGGTGCCGCTTCGCACCAAAAATCCAAGTGGTAATACTCGCACTTCATCGATCATCAGGACTTGGTTGGTATGTCCTACGATTGCCTGAGTATTCCGCAACCCCCTCAAATCTGGGGCGGCCAACGTGGCCCCAATCTCGGTTTTATGCAAAGTGCACGTGGGCAATGGGATTTTATTTGGTGACACAGTAAGCAACAACAAGTGAGCACCGCCAAAGGACTTTTCATAAGCCCAGGCTAGTGTTCCATAACTTGTGTGCACCGCACCACTTTGCATCCAGAGCAAGGCATTATGCTTGTATTCTGCTGCATTCCCTTTCACCCACATCGTAACATCTTCACCTTGAACCTCGTATTGAGACTCATCCGTACCCGCGGGTAATTTTCCCTCCATCTCATCGAATTTGTGAATAACAGCAGCCGCAATATGCAGCCGTGAATCCACAATCCGCTTGTGTATCTCATCGGGCGTCAGGTAGTAAAGTGTATGTACAAAAAGTATCGCGTCTGCCGCGATACAATTACAGTCCTGGCCCATATGTATACAATGGGAGAATGATTTGCTTCTTTTCAGGGATCTTACGAGATCGGTGCCGTCTATGATGGGATTACAAGAGTGGTACTCCAAACCTTGATTGCGTGCAAATAGCCCCGCACGGTCTGGTGTCCCTCCAATATCCAACACGTTCACAGCTCCTAACCTCTTAAGCATTGTTATAGCATCCTGCTCAAGAAACCTCCGCGAATAGTGCAGAAATAGATGCGGTTTGGGCCCTTCCAGAGGGGCAAACTTGACATCCGGGTAAGCGACTAGAAACGCTTCCCTCTCACTGTCCGTAACTGATGCACTAACTAATCGTGGTTGATACATCGTGTGGTTATAATAGCTCCTACTCGTTG